TAACTCCTTAAAGGCTTAAGACACCATAGGCGATCAACTCCGGTATGTTCTTGCGAACAGAGGCTTTACGCTGTACCTGAGTGATCTTTCTATCGACATCTGCATTAGTTGCATAGTCGTAGAATGCTGCCATACCAGCAGGACCAGTACGGGCTTGAAGTGCTGTGATTTCCTCTCCTGCTATACGAAAGTTCGCTCGTAAGAGAGCTTTATCAACTTTAACATTGTCAGCGGGAACTGTTGCGACAATCGTGCTAGTCATAACTATCTCCTAATGCTGCCTTCGTTATACAGCATAGTTGCAGAAACAATCTTTAGCTCACCCATTGCCTCACCTGCTGCACGGATTTTAGCGAGCTTAAACTTAGCGGGCCAAGCATAAAGACGTTCGTCTTGTGTAGGTCTACCGCTTCCCCAATGCTCTCCGTAACCGTCTGCACCATATCCCGGCGCATCACCACCAATAAATTCCATCTCTAGTGCAGGACTTAATGGAGGATTATCGCTTGCGAAGCCGTAACCATCGGTGAAGTCTGTTTCATCGGTAAAGGTTTCACCAAGCCATGTCGGATCAATATAGATGTTATCAACGAACATTTGTGCAGTGAAACGTGCAGTACCTAGTGTATCAAAATTGATGTAACGAGAATGCTTTAAGTGTGCGCGTTTACTGAAATCGGCCCATGCAAGTTCCCATGCGAAGTTAATGGGCAACCCACTATCGTTCGTATCAGCAACAGCGTACAATCCAGTATTGTCTGTGAACGTGGTATCATCACTAAATGTCTCTTGATCACCTTCAAAGTCCTTATAGATCGGATCGTTGTCTTCTCCATACACATAGACTTGCGTACCCTTACCAAAGAAGATACGACCAAGTGCTGAACGTGTAGCTGAATTGAAGTTCCAATCCCGAAGCTCTGCCCAAGCGTTAATCTTGAGTATCTTGTTATAAGAGAAGACAAAGCATCGAGTTTCAGTAGTGTAAGCACTTTCCGAGTCATTCGGAAGGAACAGCATATATTGCCCGCCCTTAAGATCGTACACAGCAAATGTACGATCCTCTAAGCCAGCTACCGTAGAAATCTTATTGACTGATTTCTGTATCTCAGGATCAACAAGTTGAGATAAGCGGTCAGGTTTAATGGCACCAGTGAATAAGGCTCTCGCTACAGACGGAACACCAACAACGTCACAGAACAACATATCGTTACCAATAGGCTGAATGACTCTGTGTGATAATGAACCATGACCTTCGATAGCATCATCGAATGTTGGTACATGATCACCACCTGCATTGTATACCTTAAGTGTTCCCGGAAGGAGTGTTTCCCTGAATGCGACAACAACTGTGTCACGGAACCTTCCGATACCTTTAATAAGGTCTTCTCCAGGTACTCTAGAGCCTAGATCAATGTATGTACCGTCATTAGGAGCAGCATCACCGAACCAGGTCCCAGAAGTATTGTTGTTAGAGATGTGCAATCGATCTTCATAGATTGGATCACCCCCCATCACTAAGTATTCACTTGTGGCTAGTACGTAGCGACACACCGGAACGTTAAGATTTGATCCAGTTGCTAAGTCCTGTAAATAAGTCACAAGGAAGTTAGAGTCAACGATGATAGGCTTATCAATACCATTACAAATGATTAAGTCGCCTTTGAAGATGGCGAATGAGCAGAACACAATGTTGCCCCACGCATTAAGTGTGGGACTAATGTTAGAAGCAATTTCTGAATTCCAAAGGGCCGTGACTGTACCTTGCCCGTTGATCTTAACGACTACACCGTTATTACCAACAGCAATGATATTGTCATTATAGTATTGTATGTTGATTATAGATGAGAAGTGTGCATTACACTCAGCAAATAGACGAGTGCCATACCTCACCTGTAACGATCCATCAGTAGCACGGATCATGTTCCGAAGCACTTTCGCGTATTTAGACGAAAGGTTTAAGTCGTTGTCTATGACGTTCCAACCACCGTCGAATTCTCTAATCGTTGTATCTTTTAATACTTCTTGGCGGTTTTGGATACGTCGTGTAAGCGGTACAAGGGCCAATTATAAAACTGTCCACTCTTCCGGTAACACACTCGTCGCTGGATCAAGAATAATAGGTTGACTATTATGACGCTTGATCAACTGAGACAAGCGGGTTTCAAACATGTTATGTTCTTTCTCGGAAGCACCGGGATTAGTACCGTCATCTTCGAGATATTGCCACGCAGCACCTAGCTTCATCAACGTGCGATCAATCTTAACTAAGTCAGTCGGATTGAAAGTCTCAGGGTGTTTTCTTGCGTGAACAACGATGTCACCCGTAGATGTCTTAGGCCAAACCTGTACGACTTTATCTGGCGTGTCTTCACTTAATTCTTCAATGAAACGTGGAGTAGTTCCTGTAATAATGAACGGGTTGATTGTTGATGGTGTGATAGTCAGTTGCGTATCCGTACTACCAATAAACACTGCACGAACATCGTCAAACTTTCTTAAGCCTGTCATGGTAGCAGTAACAACCCCATCTGTACCGTCTAACGTACGTTGATACCATTCCATATAGCCGCCCCACCATAATTGGTCGAACACCATATCGAACGTGGTAATGAGTTTTTGTGCAATCAAATCTTCTGCATAACGTTGAACCCCGGCACCCGCAACTTGGGCGAGTTCATCGATGGTATCTTGAATAAGGTCAGAGAACGTTGTCATAATATCCTCTTAACACAGGGAGCAGAAGGGGAGAATTCCGCTCCCTGCTCAGATGATTACCAACTGTTCATAACAATGTCCGGTTGGTCCTCACCGTATCCATAGTAGCCACGGTGGTTCATATAGAATAGTCCGCTCTCGTTAGGAGTACGAACGCTTATTCCTCTCCCTAGAGCGATACCGGCCCAAAACTCGACACATGCTCTGTATTGTTCTAGTGTATGGACGATACCCGTTTTTGGGTCCATATACTCAAAGTCCATACCAAAAAGATCAATCCGCTTAACGCCGATAGCAATGGCATAAGCAAGTGCATAAGGCACTGTGTTCATAAAGTAGGTATCTGCTATCGGAATATTAATCTCAGTAACAACTTCTTGCAGAGGGAACTCAATGCCAGTAGGCCATTTGGAGTCGTTAATAGTCGTATAGATCGGTATCGTAGCCTTAAGAAGACTTCTTCGCCAAGATAACAAGCCTTGGAGAAGTTCTGCATCTTCTACATTGATTTTATACTCTGCTTCGGTATCCATAACAAACAATCGATCCAACTTGGCCCAATTGTATGTTTGATTAATTCCCCAAACTTCTTGAGGAAATGAATGAAAGTATGTCGAAGTCTGCATAGCTCGTAAGAAGACTTCAGCAGTCCGTCCCATTGCAACAATAGAGATATGATCAGGATACGTTTCCTTAAAATCATATGCCTTCGGGACGGACTGCTTAGTTGTCTTAACCATTCCTTATCTCCCCATCAAGAATGGTAAGGGGATTACACCCCTTACGCGTAGAATTGGCTAATGCCGTGCAGGTTGTCAGGATCGACAAACAGTTGCACTTTATGGTTAATCGTACCATCAGCATTAGTGGCAGTGTAAGTTCCGCGAGTATCAGCAGTAGTAGCTGTTTGCGTAGTCACACCCGGAGCCGTAAAGGTTCCGTTACCCGTAACAGCGACGTTATCGGCAAGAACTTTACCGATAGCCCGTGTCTTATAAGGCAGACCGAGCTTCGTCGAGATACCCATTCCCCAAGTCAAATCAGTGGAAGAGAATGCAGCACCAGCGTTAGGGGTAATCGAGTCAAGGAACTTGAAGGCTTTCTTGCCTACGACTTGGTTAGTTCCGGTAAAGCCAATGGTTTCTGTCATTGCCGCACCGAGATAGTCACGACCCTTAACAGTAAGAGTACGTGCGTTAGTTACAGTACCCACTGCACTGATTGCTAGACACGCACCATAAGGATAGTCGCTGTCAACCAAGATACCATCGGTCAACGTGAACGATGTGATGTCAGTTGTCGTTCCTGTCGTAGAGACAAGATGTTGTGCGCTAATGACATTAGTGACAGACAACGCCGGGGGTGAACCCAGGTTGGCGAAGTAGTCACCATCGTTAAGATCAGCCGAGTAGTGCATACCCGTGACATGCTGATCGATTTTACGCGGGAAGTAGCTGGGTTCAACCATTAGGTTTCATCCCTTTCATCTACAGGTGCCTTGGGTGTACGTTTACGAGGCGAACCAGTAGTTACCGAAGCAACATGCTGTTTAAGTGACATGGTTTGTGGAGGCTCAAACGGTTCTCCAGTGTTCATGTCAATCAATCTCACATCGTTCGTAAGACCCATTTCTTCAAGATCAGCCGCGTTGCGGACTCTAATCGAGTGACCTTGCGGGAAGTAGACCATATAACCAGCAGGTTCCTTAACCATCTTCTCACTACGCTGGCTTACACCATCCTTGTCGTTTGAATAGTCAATGACCATTCGTTCGACTTCCCCTTCTAGTTCCTCAATTTCCCAACAGGGCTTAATATCTTGATCTGCCATGTGTTATCTCCCCATACATGACTGAATTAAGCGGTGTTCAGAACTACAGCATGAGTACGATAGTTCTTCCAGTTACACCACTGACCTTGCCACACAACACGGCGACCGGCAGCATCGATGTTCCAAGGAGCAACGAGCTTTTTGATCTTCATGTTAACATGCCGCATCATATGCAAGCGAAGGAACTTACTGTTGATGAAATAGCACTTGTTAACAGGACAATCTTCGTCGTACATCATCGGCGTGTTCTGATGCTTGACCCCGGCGAAACCAAGGTCCATCATCTTCTTACCCGATTTAGTAGCGTCGAGGTTGATGACGACTTTGCCGCGAACCGCAGCGCGATAGAGACGATAGATGTTGCGACCACACAAGATAACATCGGGCTTGTTGCCTTTAAGTGTCAAGTCCATAAGAATGTCATCAAAGGCTTCTTCGATGTTTGTCGCATCAAGTCCACCCGCGAAGTCATAGGAGGATGAACGCCATTGAGTTTCGGTAGCACGGTCAATGCCACCAAGCGTTCCAGTAGTCGGATCGTCAGGAATAAGCGAAGGAAGGCCCAACGGATCAGTACCGCCACCAGTGGCGTAAAGATAACCGGAGAACTTCTCCTGAATACTTTCTTCCAACACTGACATCTTAGCTTTCATTAGCTTAAAGATGGCAGCGCGACCCTTGTTTTCGTCTTCTTCTTGATCAGAAATGATCACCGTACCAGCAACACGCGACCAAGTGTACGTTACCGTACTAAACTCGTTCGTCTGTGCAACGGGAACTGGTTGATAATAACTGTAAGAAGCGACATTAGGGTTGCGACCGAGAGTAAGAGGGTTGGTGATGTTGTAACCACCATCTTCATACTCAACTCGCTTATTCGCAAAAGCCCAAGCAACAAGAGCATTAGACTTAATAGAAGCGAAAATGAGTTTCTTTCGGCTGCGCTCCAACGTCGAATGGAGGACAGTTTCAATTGTCATTTAGTCAAACTCCTACAGAGATTGATCGTTTGCGACAACATCACCAATGATGTCATCCCATT